CGCCTTGCCCTTCAGATTTATCTTTTGCATTACCAAAGCCTACGATCAGCACCTCTTCTTCAAACGCCCGGTCTGAAGCTTCAGTTTCAAAGATCTCGGCGTGCTCGTTTTCATAACGAGCGTATTCCATGCCAAATAAAGCGTTGAGGCCAGGCTCTAGCTCTTTGGCTAATTGTGCTCTTGAAATAGCCATTAGTTAGCCTCCTATGCTAAACCGGCGCCTTTTTGGCCGTAGATTGAGTTCTGAATAACAACAAGTACGTTGGTATTCGCCGTGGCGACATCTGAGTTTTCTGGATCAGCAGAAATATCAATCGCCTTAATTGGCAAACCAGCTGTGGTTGCACCCGTAGTTACATCTAGCTCAGCGCCAGAGATACCTGTAACGGTGCTGCCAGAACTGGTGTACACGATATCGAAGTTACCGAACAAATCAGCAACTGGGAACGTGTCGTCAGCCTGGATTTCATACACAACATTCGGATCATCGATAATGAAAGCGATAATGTCCGAAGCATTAGTGCTTGCAGGGTAGAAGTTGCTGAACTTCTGCTCACCCGTTGTTGGGTCAGTAAAAGAGCAACCGTTGAACACACCAACGATAGGCACAGTGCCTCCGTCAGCGTGAACCTCTACCGTACCACCAGTAACTTGCATAACCATATCTCCTTGGAAGATAGCGGTTCCGTAGTTAGCGGCGATTCGATATCGGCTTTGTCCGCCCGTGTAGGGGCCGCCCCCTATCATCCGAACTGGACGCATTCCAAAAGCGGCATCTTGATTAGCCATTTTTGAATCTCCTAGTTAAACACAATCAAAATGAGGCTACGTTGATTTGTTGCCCCGCCCAAAAGATACCTGCGTCTTTCTTTCTTTCGAGATTGGCATCGCAGGGTGTTCTTCACGCATCAGATCGTTATCTACAGCGTTCATCTGTTGATCGGTCTGTTTTGCGAAGTAAGCATTTCGCTCTTCCACAGTCTCTTCTGGAATTTTGGTAAGCATCAAACCGCCAACACCGACTGTTCCTGCATGGTTACCATCATCGATAACCGGCAAGTCATAGCCTGAAACTTCACTTGGGTGTACAGGTTCATACCCCTCACGAAATCTCATGTGTACGTTGGTCTTATCTGCTTCACCCCGTATGTGGGTTCGCACCCAACGATACCGCATCCCTTCAGGAGCCTCTGGAGTTTCCAATACTTGAGGTGGAGTCCATGGTTTTCTTGCGGCCTTTGAAGACCGTGAAGAAGCACGTCGTGGGGTTCTATCAGAACCTGGTACTGTTGTTTCTTCGCTCATGAATTTTGTAACCTCATTTTCTGTTTTGCGTATTCTTTGAACGGTACTCCAAGCTTCCTTGCTAATGCTTGTTCACTTGGATTCAGTTCAACTCTACGAGAGTTTTGATTGCGTCCACTTCCAGTCGTGCGCGATCCAGAGACAACGGTTTGGACGTTGTTGTTGTCTCTCGCGTTAGTTTGCCCGTTAAATTTATGTGGCAATTCTTGCCGCATACGGGAATCAATTTGAGCGTAGTATTCATCAGACTCTAAGTCAACACCGCTCTGTATGAGGTCGTTATGTATGGCAAAAGCAACATTTGTCATAACGGTGTCTGTGCCGAACCATTCATTAGCAGAAGCCCACTCCTGTGCTTTTGGTGATGGTTCTTGGTATATAGGTTCTTGATATGCGGGTTGTTGCTGAGCCATCTGTTCTTCTTGATACTCAGCATCAGCTTCTTGTTGTTCAAGCCAAGCAGCGTAGTCAACTTTGTACTGCTCAAGGTCACGTTGATACTGGGCCAGTGCATTGCGATCAGCTTCAGCTTTTGCAAGCAGCTGCTGAGCTTCTGCCATAGCCTCTGGGTCACCAGACTCATATGCAGTCTTTAAGTTTCTCTTGGCTGCTTCAGCTTGAGTCTCTACACGAGTGGCAAACTCACCGCTGTACGTTTCCTGCATCTTGAGATTTTGCTCTGCAGTAGACGTTTGCGTTTTTTGAAGCTGAGAAGCAAGTTGTTCGTTTTGTTCTTGCAGTTCTTTCGCATACTGAAGCGCCTGCAACTCTCTGCGCTGGTAGTCTTTCGCCTGCTTAACCGCTTGGTTGATGCGATTCTGAGCAGTGCGAGCTCTTACTTCTGCTTCAGATAGCTCTTCTTCGTCCTGAATTTCAGGAGCTTCAAAGTCTTCTTGCACAGAGTCTTCCGTGACAGGCGAGATGTCTTCCATCTCTTCTTCAGAAAACTCTATATAAGTAGCATCGTCCTGAACTTCTTCTTCTACGCGTTTACCTTCAGGCAGTGCTGCGCTGTTTATGTTGTCATCGTCAAGCTTTGATAAAGCTTCACTCAATGTTTCTTCGGCCATTGTTTTTCACCTATGCTGATTTGATATCGTCTGGATCAAGAATTGTTCCAATTACTTCATCGTCGTTGATGATGCGAACCTCATGGTCATCCTCCAAAGAGAATCGAGCGCCCGCATAACGACCAATAAGAACCCAGTCACCCTCTTGGCACCAAGGTTCGTTACCAAACTTATCTAGATCACGATAAGCCAGTGGCCCAACTTTCAGAACATAACAAATCGATGTAGCAAGATTTTCTTTGCTCACCGTAGATTCAAGCAGCTGTATGCCGCCGTCTGTCATACCTTTGCCTTTGTACGGGAGCACAAGAAGTCTCCAGCCAGAGGGTTCAGGCATTCTTTCAATCAAACTTGAATCAAGCACAGACGGGTCTAAGACCCGTTCACTCACATATGCATCCGTAACGGACGGTTTTGCTGCGATGGAATCTAGTGATAGATCACTCATCGAGGGGATCTCCTTCAATATGCAACGCTTCTTTTAGTTCCTCACGAAGGGTGCGAAGCATCGATAACTCACCCATCGCAAATTTGTAGTCCTCCATATCCTTGATATTGCCAGAAGTTATGTAATCAATATGAGACTCCTCATACTGATCTATCTTCTTATAAATGTAGGCCGCGAGAGATATTGAATCCATTTAACGCTATGGAATAAATTCCCCATAATTAATTTGATCTCTGCCAAAACCTCTATCAATACCCGCGCCACCCATCATGCGACCGCTTCCTCCACCCATCACAGGTCTTGCATCAGGCCTAGGTGTTGGCCGGTTAGGCTCAGGCCTTTGAACCGTTTCAATAATCGGCGAAGGCTTTGGTACATAACTTGGGAAAAAGTCCGTAGGCATAGGCTGAGACTGCGCCATACCTGCATATGGAGCCAACGCTGCCATCGGTGCTTGCTGGCCATACCCACCAAAAACACTGCCAGGGGGCTGCGGTGGAGGCGTAAAGCTTGCCGCAAAGCTTGGATCAAAAGACTGGCCAACGATGTTGCTAGGAATCAATGAGTCTGGAGTGCCAACAGTAGACGTTGGCCTAAAGAATCTATCAGCATACTTGTTTGGTTCTCTGGCCATTCTCTGCGACTCTTTAAGTCGCTCATTGAACTCTTGATACTTTGGTTGATTTTCTGCCAAGTAAGCAGCTTCTTCTGGTTTGTATCCCAACGCTGGGTTAGTTGGGTCACCAAAGTTGCTTCTCACGTCCTTCTTCATGTCGATTAAGTATTCTTTGTAATCTTCTTTCTCTTCAAAAGAAGACTCTGCTCTTGGTGGAATACCTAGACCTCTATCCAAGAAGTACTTTTGTAGTTTTGCAATCTTTGGGTCTGATGAAAGCTGTTGCGTATCAGGTGCTTTAGGCTTTGTTGGTTCAGAAATCATCAGCCTTTCTGGCTTGCCCGTGGTCAAATTAATCGGCGTAGGCATAACCATTGCTTGAACTTGGCCTCGGCCAACTTTTGGCATCGGCGGCTGGTACATCTTGTCGCCGCTAACAGGGTTCGTATAAGTCTTGCCTCCAGACCTCACCCCCTCAGGAAGCTTCGGCTCAACGAGTTTCTTCTTGGCGACAGTCTTCTTGGGCGCGGCTTTGCTCTTGCCCATAAGAAATGGATTACCTTTTACTGTTTTGCCACGCCTTGACGATGCTAGACCAGAAATAATCTTGTCACCAGTTCTGCGTCCTCTGGATATGGCAGACTTAGGCGCGGCTTTCTTTGCGACAGTCTTGCGAGGCGTAGTCTTGCGCTTAGGTGGTGGCTTAGGTGCTGCTCTTCTTGTCGTTGGCCTTGATCCTCCAATGTTTAGATCAGCAAGAGCTTCTTGAATTCTCTTTTGAACCTCTGGCGTTAATTCAGGAGGCTTTGGCTTACGCACAGGTTGAACTGCAGGCTTACGACGAGCAACTGGCTTAGGCCGTGTGACTTTGGGGGGCACCGGTTTTTTCTTAGCGACAGTCTTCTTAGGGGCAGGCTTTTTAAGCGCAGGCGCTTTCATTCGGCCTGAAGCTATCATCTCTTCAATTCTTTTTTGAACGCTCTCAGGAATCTTAGGCGCAGTTGGTCTTTTACTAGCTGCAGGCTTAGGCTTTCTTCTTGCAACAGGCTTCGGTGGAGTAGGCTTTCTGCGAACTACTGGCTTAGGTGGTGCAGGCTTTCTTCTTGCAACAGGCTTGGGTGTTTCTACTCTAGGAGCAACCGCCCTTCTTCTTGGCGTAACAGGTCGAGAAGGCCGACGCACTTTGGCGCGGCTTCTTCTTGTAGGCGCAACACGAACAATAGGCTCTTCTTTGGCTGCTGTCTTTCTAGATCTGCTTCGTCTTCCGCCGCGCATAATTAGTACCTACCGAAAGGACTTTGTGAATAATTGTTCTGCATCCTAGGTGCAAATATGGAGGTTAAAAGATTCCGCTGAACTTCTTACCGCGAATCGCTGCACCACCACCACGCATCTCACCTGCGCCGTAAGGAGCAGAAGAAGTGGGCGTAGCTACAGACTCGCTCTTTGCATAGTTCACCGTACCCTGATCTTTGATAGACACCTTGCTATCAGTGACCTTTGGCTGGGGAAAACTTGTTTGACGCTTGATCATGACTTCTTACCTTTTGGTGTTGATTTGGCTTTAGCTTTGGCCTTTGGAGTAACCTTCTTTTTAGGTGCTGCCTTCTTCTCTGGTGCTGGCTGCGCAACTTCTTCAACCTTATCTTCAACAGGTGCAGGAGTTGACTCTTCGCCAAGACGGAGCTTTTCCTCTGCTTTGTTGACGGCCTTTTGAACTGCGGCCATCTTCTGTCTTACTGAACTCATTGTAAATCCCTCTTTTGATTTACTGCCTGAAAAAATCTTTGGCAATGTTCTCTGCAGTTTTAGCCATCTGTGCAGAACGTTGCAAGCCTATTCGCTCACGAGCCACATCGTCCTTCATGTCAGCAATCTCTTTCTGCAAGTCCATGCGCTCATCAGCCATATCTGCAGCGTTATCAATACGCTCACTTTCCAGATCAATGCGTCGATCAGCTTCGCTTGCTTTACGCTGCAGATCTGCTTCTTTGATATCAAGCTCACGGTCACGCAAATTAACCAAAGGATCATCTTGCTGTGTCGGTGCAAGCTCTGGAATCAACTGCTCTGTTAGCTGCATAGTGATCTCAGCGACCTTGTCCTCCATGATCAACTGCATCTGTTGTTGCATCTGCTGCATCTGCATCTGAGCCTGTTGCGCAGCCATCGGATCAATCTGAGCTTCTTGCTGCATCTGCTGTTGAGTCTGCTGCATCTGTTGTTCCATCTGCTTGATCTCAGGGTCTTGCTGAGCCATCTCGCGTGCCTTGAAATCAATGTGCTGATAGATGTGCGCCTGAATCATAGCCATGACTTGCTGTTGACCTGGAGGAGCAGAAGACACAAGCGGCGTCTTAAACAAAGCAATATGTGCATCCATGTGCGCTTCGTGATTCTGCTCTTGAAATGCTTGTGCAGGCTGCATCTGCAAGAAGTTTGAATTCTCTATACTAGGCGGCACAGGCTGTGGTTGTGGAGGTGGTGGTAACACCTGCTCAATCTGTTGTATACCCATCGCCTCATACATACGACGATACGCCTCATACATGCCTTGAGGCCCATGGATCTGAGGGTTCGACTGAACCATCTGCATCATCTCTTGAGCAAGCATCACACGCTGGCTCATGGAGAAGATATTCGGGTCAGATACAGGAATGATGTCGATACGATCATCAAAGTCCTGCGCCAACAACTGCTGCTGACCACTAGCAATCTGATACGGATACGCTTTGATCGGTGACTCTTTGATCACCCGTGCAAGAATATTGAACTCAACCTTTTGGCTGTAGTGCATGCGCTTGTGTATCGCGCTCATCACCTTAGTGCCACGCTCAAGTAACGCAATCGTGGTGCCGACAGGCGCCTGCTGGTTACCATCGCCAACCTGCATATCACCTACAGAAGCAAAACGACGGCCCGCATCCACCAACATACCAAGTAATTGCAGTAACGTGCCGCTTGGTTCCTGAAAAGGCAGAGGCATCAGCGCATCACGCAGTGACCCGCCGGGGGCATCCATATCTCTAAACTCACCAGGCTGCAGTGGCACATCGCTATCACGAATACGAATACCACGAGCCTTGAAACCTGCTGGCAAATTCGCCAGCGTGCCAGCGTCAATCAGCTGACGCAGAATAGAAGTGGATGCCTGAGACAATCCACCAATCATATGGGTCAGACCAAAACCATAAAAACCAACACCTGGCAGAAACTTGTAATGCACAAAGTAGTCAATACGACGGCGCATAATGTCCGTTTCGACATAGTTCCTGCGTATCGAAAGAATCGTATTTTGCCTGGGGAGTAACGTGACGATGTACGGTAACTTGATACCTGTTTCTTCACCTTGCGCGTCCTTATCTTCAAAGCCAGGGATATCAAGCTCAACGTGAACTTCCATAAGCTCTGCTTCATAATCGCTAGAGCTACCAGATGGCTTCACGCCCTGCAGTTCATCAATCTCTTCCTCAACATCCGTAGACGAATACGTCGAGTCATCAGACTCACCAGAGATCTTGGTCTTGCGATAAAAGCCCGTC